TGTTTCCACAGGGACAGAAACGGTGACATATACATAGGCACAACAGCGGGTGTAGGAACGTACAACAACTACTTTGACAACGGTAATATTTATCGTTTTCGTTACTACAGTCCCGGCTTGAGCTTTGGCGACCCGTCGCGTATTAAGATGCTGAAGAAGATTAGACCTACGATTATTGGTGGGAACAACGCAGACATATTTCTCAAGTGGTCTTACGATTTTTCAACAGCAACCAGCACTAGCACGTTTAGAACTAGCAGTGCTACACCAGGATTCTACGGACAGTCTGAATACAACGTAGCAGAGTTTTCTGAAGAAGGCACAATTATTAGTCGCTCTTCTATTAACACAACGGGCTACGGCTCAGTAATTAGCGTTGGTCTTGAGACAGACATCAACGGTTACGCACTGTCCATACAGGAAATGAATGTACTAGCACTGATAGGTAAAACGCTATGATGACTTACGATAAGAAAAGAGGTACTTACTAATGGCTTGGTATGATCCTATTATAACATTTGGAACTGGCTTATTAACCAATGCCGCTACTCAAGCCGTTGATAACGCAGGCCGTGCAGCTATGGGTGGCGCTGGATTGTTGTTGGTTAAGAACGCTTACGACAGGCTAGGAGATATTGGAGAACGCGCGTACACTGCTGTTGATCCAATAGCTGAAGCTGCTCTTACGCAGTCTGCGTTTAAGCCGTTTACTGTAACTACTGGTATGGGCGGTAAACTTGACGTAGACGATGTTGGCGGCGTTAACATAGGTTTAGGCGGTCAAGAAAGTGCTGTTGCTGGTCAGTTGTTAGGCGTAGCAGGACAGCGTTTTTCTGGTGGTCCGTACGGAAGCGAAGTACTTGGGCAGTCTGCACAAGACGCTTTAGCTGCTGGTCGTGCTGGTCTAGGCGCTACACCTTTTGGCCTCGCTGGTCAACAACAAGCAGCACAACAGGCATTTGGTCTTGGCGGTCAGTTCATGGGCCAAGCTGGTATGCCTATGGGTGCTAGAGAACAAGATGTGTACAACCGTATCAGGGCTACACAGCTTGGTGAAGAAGAGCGACAACGGCTTGCTTTAGAAGAACGTCTGTTTGCCCAAGGTCGTGGTGGTGTACAGACAGCGATGTACGGAGGTACTCCAGAGCAACTAGCAATGGCTAAAGCGCAAGAGGAAGCTCAAAATCAAGCGGCTCTTATGGCTATAACTCAAGCGCAACAAGAGCAACGACAAGCGGCTGACATCGGTGCTACTTACGGACAGTTAGGTTCTAACATTGCGACTCAGCGACAAGCTCTAGAAGCTGCACAGCAACTGTCAGCACTACAGGCGCTACAGACAGGCCAAGGTTTGATGACAAGTCGTATGGGCCTACAAGAAGCACAGCAACGTATGGGGCTTGGTGCTTTGACAGGTGCGTACATACCGCAGGCACAGGCGTTGAACGCTTTGCAACAAGGTCTTGCGGCTGCTGGTTTGCAACAGCGTGGTCAATTGTACGGCGCTGGTTTGTTTGGTGAAGCTAAGATGACAGGTCTTGAAGCACTGTTGGGTGCAAGTCTTGGTCAAGCTAACTTGATTGGACAGGCTGGTACAGGATTGTTGTCTGGGGCTATAGGTTAAACTGGAGAAAAACAATGGCTAGATTTGCACAAGGACTTATTCAAGGTTTAACCCAGCCTTCTTTTGGGCAAGGTCTGTTTAATCTTGGTGGACAGATTGCTGAACGTAGACGAGAGAGACAACAACTTGATGCTATTAGTGGTATTACAAGCGTTTCTAATCAAGGTATGGCCGCAGCACAAGCCGCTGATCTTGGTGGGCTGAACGCAAGCATTAAAGCACTACAGCAACAAGTTGAATCTGCGCCTACCATAGAAGTTGCTAACGCAATTAACAAACAGATAACCACGTTGCAGAGTATGGTTCCTGAAACTAAGAAGATGGCTTCTTTAAATTCAGTAAACCAACTAGAGGTAGCTAGGCAAGCTGCTAAGACTCCAGAACAAAAGCGTGAAATTGAGCGTATCATGGAACGTGTAGCCAGAGAATCTGGCAATAGTACTGAAGGTATACTGGGGCGTACTGACACAGAAATTCAAGTTGGAAAAACTAGGGTCGAGGGACAAATCCGAGAAACGTTCTACGCAATTCCCGCAGAAAAAAGAAAAGAGTACATCCGTGGGATTGAGAAAAACGGTTTTGGAGAAATTGCTAGTATCCTTGAAGCACGAGAGTTAGAGCGAGAAGCAGATCAAATTAAGATTGACGAAGCTAGAACCAGTGCAGAGTTAGCACGTACTCCGTTGCCTACGGGTGGTCTAAAGAAAAGGATAGAGTCGCTTCCAGACAGTCAAGAAAAAACTGATTTGCTTGAGCGCATTAAAGCAGCAGAGTCACGTAATATAAAAGAAGGGCAAACGTTTATGCCCGGAGAACGAAAAAGATTAGGCGATGAGCTTACCAGTATTAACGACGGTATTTCTAGAGCGGCTGGAAGGCAAGACCAAGCGAACTTAATTGTCGAAAGACAAACCCAAGATGAAATCCAAAGACTTCAACGCGACCTGACACGTATTGAGATTGACGAAGATTTGGTAGAAGAAGAAGCGCGTAGGTTGGAAAAAGAAAAAGGAACTGATCTTTTAGGTGCGGGAACAACCTATAGAGATTTTGAAGCTGAAGCCAGAGAAAACTTAGAACAAGAAGCGGCTGCAAAAATACAGGCGGCTATTGACAGACTACAAGGTTCGTCAACACCAGATAGTTCACAAGGTACTGGACAGTCTGTAATTGAGGGCTGGTCGGCGTCAGATTACAAAGGTAAAACTGTTACTTTTAAAGACGGTACGTATAAGTCTGATGGAACAACATGGACAAAGGTAGAGTAATTTATTTATGTCTGTACTAGATGCTGAATACACAGGCCCAACAATAATAGATGATGACGAGTATACTGGTCCTACTATTGTTGACGAGGGGTACGCAGGCCCGATTATAGTTGATGATGAAGACAACACTCTTGGCGAAGATGTCTACGGCGCAGCTATAACTACACTTGACGGACTAACGTTTGGCTTTGGTGACGAACTGACGGCTGGCTTGCGTGTGGGTGCTGACGAAGTTTTACAGATCATGTTCCCAGAAGTAAACGCAAACGAAACTGCTAGGCAAAAGTACGAGCGTTATCTGAACGAAGGCAGAGAGATAGAGCAAAGGTTTTCTGATGACAACCCTATCCTTTCTACTGCTTTAGAGGTAGGTGGTGCTTTAGTTACTGGGATTGGTGGCGTTGGTCGTTTGGTTGGAACAGCGGCTACCCGTGCTGGTAACGTTGCTAGGCAAGCGGCTACTGCTGCTGCTGACGTAACTGTGTACCAAATAGGGGAAGCAGAAGGCACGATTGAAGAACGCATCGGACAAGTGGACCCTGCTACTGTTGCTTTAGGCGCTGCTGTTGGAGGTATTGCTGGTTCTTTTTTGAAAGGCACAGCGGAAGCGCCTTCAGTTCGTGAGATACGAGACAGGTCTACGGCTAAATCCAAGAAAGGGTACAGCGAATCTAACATTGCTGTACAAAGAGGACGAGCAGAAGTTGGTGAAGGAGAAACAACAAGTAGAATTTCTAGGTTAGGCGAGTCTTTGAAGTCAGGAGAAGAGTCAATACTTCTTCGCGTTAAAGACTGGGCGTCGCGTAACGTTAACGATAGAGAAGCAATGAATCTTGTTAACTCTGATGGACAGAGTATGCGCGCTATTTCGGAAACGTTACAAACATTAGATAACGCTGGAGGAAAAGCAGGGTCGCTGGGTAGACTAGACAAGTGGTTTGGGGAAACTCCTCAAGGACAGCGAGCGATGGCGTTTTTAATGGACGCAGGGAGAGCCAGTAAGTATGGTGCTGTTACCGACGTTGCTACTAGACAACAGAATTTTACTGCGGCACAGAATATTATTAACGCAGCGCCTGCTGAAATACGTAAATCTTTTGATGCTCTTAACTCAGAAATCAGATACCTAAAAGAATTAGATCCTGGAAATAAAGGTACTGGAGACTTTTGGCCCTTTCGCTTAAAAGCAGGCGCAGCAGAGGCCGCTAAAAAAAGTGGTGACAAACTTACAAAAACAGGAAACTACGACAGCCCTGTAGCTTCAGCTATCGCTTACATGGAAGACGTACGTGTTGCTCAAGTTCTTGGAAAGAATTTTGGTGTGTCTCCAATTCAAACAAAAGGTTTACGTAGCGCTAATGATATTCGCAAAAAGGCAATGGAGTTAGAAAAACAAGGATTGTCTAAAAAACAAATAACTAAAAAAGTAGAAGCAATGCTAAAGCAAAATGAAAAATCCAACACGGATAGAGTAATTGACGCAATAGTTAAGAGCAAAGAAAAAACACTGACTCCAGAACAACAAGCAAACTTGAGAGAAATACTGGTTACAACTTTTGTAAGTGGAAGAAAAGCATCTCACGCTGCCTTAGACATTTTGCGTGTGGCTACAACTACATCACAACTAGCTAGACTATCGGGAACAATTTTAAACGTGTCTGAAGTCGGCGTTGCTGCTACAAACTTTGGTCTTGTTAATGCACTTAAGGCTTTGCCCCAATCTATTCGTTCTGCTTTGCTTACTGATGGTAATAAAATAATAGATGATTTTGGTAACACTTTAAGACTACCTGATGTTGGTGTAGTTAATCAGTACATGGGTGAAATTAAACAGGGCGGAAACAAGTGGGCAGACAAGTGGGCAGACCGTTTGTTTACAATTTCTGGCGTCAAGATGATTAACAGGCTTGGTCAAGAAACAGCGTTAAATGCTGCTTTGAATCAAGCAAAGTCTTTAGCAAAAAAAGGAAGACTAACTGAACTTAAAGCCGCCAAGGGCATGACACCTAATGAAATTAAAATGCTTGAGACACAACTCAAGAACAACAACATCAGACACCCTGATGTTAAAGACTTTGTGTTCCGTCAGTTAACCGACGTTGCTCCTGTGTCCCGTACGTCTATGCCTAAAGCGTACAACGACCACCCAGACGGCAGAGTTTTTTATAGCATGATGAGCTTTATGGTACAGCAACATAATCTGTTACGTGAGAACGTAGGTCAGAATGTTATAGAGGCTTACAAAAAGGGGCTTAACAGTAAAGAAGGACGTAAGCACTTTAAAGATGCTGTTGATTACGGGGCTAGATACACAGTGTTTACTGCTGCTTTAGCAGGATTCTTTGACGATGGTAGAAAAATACTACGTGGTGACGATGTGCCAGAGTACGATCCTGTTTCATCTACAGCTAACCAGCTTGCCCAGTTTGCCACAATGGGTGTTGTACAACCCAGAGCAGAAACGTGGGGTGGTAGTACAGTTAATTTATTGAACCCACCACAGTTTAGCATGGTTGAAGACATAGCTTCGTTAGGTGTTACCGCTGCTCAAGACTATGCGGAGGGAGAGGAATTTAATTCTGAGAAATTATTTAAGGTAATGCAAAGATGGGTTCCCCTTGTTTCTAACGTTGACGACTTCTTGAGATACTTTAACGACGGCGAACGCCTGTTAACAGAGGACTAACCAATGAACGACAAAGACCACACAGTAAGTTACACATCTATTGACTACCACTCTATGTGTCAGCGTTCCAAAGATCGCATCAAGAAAATGCAGAAGGAAGGAATACCTACGTCCCATGACCCGAAAGACAAGCCAGAGGACGTAGGCAAACACGAGGGTTACTCCATACTGTTTATGTCATAACTCGCAGTTGTTCCCTGTACAGGCCAGTTGTTGTGATCCTTCGGTCATGTCGCTGGCCTCTTCTATATCCCACGATATTTCCTTCGGGAAGTCTTTAGCTAACTGGTTGTACGTCTTCTTATCAACAGGCTCGTAAGGTGCTTGCTGGTACGTGTGATCCGAATACGGCAGGAAGCTGATCCCAGAAACCTTATCGAACTTGTTGTACAACCACTGTCCTACCTCCAGGAATTCATCGTCACGGTAGTAACAAGTCATCGACGGCTTGTGTTCACACCACTCATCCTGATATATCTCCCACAGTTCTAGCTGTTCCATAGCACCCATCTCTGAGGCTGTCACAGCGCCCTCTGGAGAGGCGATAGGGAAGCTGAATACCCTAGTACTAGGGGACATCACATCGTCCTCTACAGGGACACCAGCGGCCTCTAGGACGGCGCAAAGTGGGTCACGAGCATCTGCACGTACACGCCGAATGTATTGTGCAGAATAACGAGGATGGATACCACTAGCGCTATCGACCAACTGACTAACAGTGCCTGAAGGCTTAACCGCAGTGATAGCGGTAGATACATTGATACCCAATCGGTTAGCCCACTCCTTGTTAGTCTTGATGGCTTCCTGTCGCATAGCTCTGAGCCACTTCTTGAGTTCATTCTTGTCTCCTCTTCCTGACAGCATGGGATGATCCATGATACCTGTCAGTGACACACCAAGCAGTGCTTCCTCTTCTGTGTTTGTCTTCCAGATGTTTCGTAGGTAACGGAAGTTAGTCAAGGTAGCCTGTAAAGTTCCAAGGATAGTCGCAATCCGTACTTTTCGTTTGAGGTTTGCGAGCGTATCGGTTGACCTGACAACAACTTCAGAGAGATTGCAAAACTGGTACGGGCGTAATACTATCTCCGAACAGGGATTCGTACCGAAATCATAGGTAGCATCTCTTCGTTCGTTTCTTGCAGCTTGCTTCTGACTTGCCACCCTAGAAAAGACACCTCGCTCACCGGATCGTGATTCATATAAACTGGTCCACTCGTTAAGGAACGCCTCAAAGTCTGGCTTCTCTGTGTAACACGCAGAGTTGTTAGCCAGCCCACGTTGAGGGTTATCTACCCACCACTGTCCGTGCTTGCATCGTCGGAGTCTGTCATCTGTGAGATTGGAGAGACTGATAAGTGCTGATCGTCTGACTCCTCCAACGACGACGATTTGAGCAATCTTGCAGCAAAGATCGTGGCATTCAATGGAGCTAAGTTTTCGTCCAGCCGCTCCCCGAAAGAGGTCAACTGTGAATCGGAACAGTTCGAGCAAAGGCTCTGGACCCGATGCTCTACCTCCAAAAACCC